CCATTTCTTTGCCACCAAGATCCATTATACCACCATCTTTCATTTTTACAACACCCCCATCTTTTAATCCTAATAGGTCTAATGTTTCATCAATAACATTTTGTGAGTGCTGGCCAGCTGTCATCGCTGCGATAATTGCTGATCTTCTGTCAGCATCAGAAGCCGTTTGTGCTTCTCCTGTAACTCTTTCATATTCTGCTAATTCCGCATCATAATCTTTCATGGCTTTTCTAGCTGTAGCCATAGCAAGATCCATAGAACCTGAAGTAAATGGAACTGATACTGCTCCTAAACTTGCTTTGTTTAATCCTAAAGGAGTTCCACCAGGACCTATTACATCTCTAATACCACCCACAGCCTCTGCACCTTTACTTAAACCTTCAAAACCAAATTGTTTAGCACCAGATAAAATACCAGTTCCCTCAGAAGCTAAATCACCTCTCATAGCAAAAAATTCTTGTGGAGAAGTGGTGATACCTTTACTTACTTGTGGTGCTGATAACGCACCTGTACCTGCTGCTAACAATGCAGATAATCCAGAAAAGTCTCCTTCGCTACCTTCTTGTGCTAATTGTGAAAGTATGTTTGCACCTCCTGATAAAGCTCCTCTTCCTGCCATAGTAGCAAATATACCTGATGTTGGAGCTAAAAAAGGCACCGCTGCCGCTGCATAAGGTAAGAAAGGTTTAATCTCTCTAGGTATTACCTTTCCTAAAAACCTTGATACTGGCTTAGTAATCTTTTTAATACCTTTTTTGAATTTCTTTAATAATCCCATGGTTTCTTAATTTACTTGGTTTTTGTTCAATCGTCAACGATCCTATAAGTTAGTTTTATTACCAAAAACTGATGGCCCTACAACTACATTAACATTTCTTGATATGTCTTCTTGTGTGGTATCCGTAACTGGGCTGTTTACATCATCTTCTGCTTCTTTATCAGACAAGTATTCTCTGCCTGTTTTAAGGTGTTTTATAGTCACCTCTACTCTTGGTTTGTATACTTTTACTGTTTTACCATCTATTGTTTTTTCTTCGTAACCCTCTTCTTGCTCTACAAATGGCATTATCTGTCCTCCCTATTTATTTCTAGTATAGATGCAATTACATCTGATGCACCACTACTTGCTTGTACTTTTAATGCTTCACTCTCTTTCATAATTAATGGTTCTGTTAATACTTGTTCTTTTTCATTAGCAGATAAACTAACCTGGTTATCTACTACAAAAATATTAGAACTAGCATCGACTAAAGTAACTTTAATTACAGCCGAGCCTGCAGCATCTTCTGCTATTAACAAAGATTTTACAATGGCTCTTGAGTTGGATGGCACTGTATAGAGTGTTGTTAAATCTGTATTTGTTAAACTTGTTTTTTCGTTTTTATATATATTTGCCATTAGCCTAATCCTAACCAAGTAAATCGTTCTTGGTCCTCTTTTTGTTGTGTTAAGTATGTAGAGTTTAATTGTTCTATTAAAGTTGTTAACGCTCTGTTTATTTGTCTTTGGTTATCTTCACTATATTCTTCTTTAGGTTCAGGTAATCTTACTACTATCTTTGCCATTATCCTCTCCTTCCATCTGGTTGTAGGTCTACTTGAAACGTACCAAATCTCCACGATTCACCGGCCCCGGTATTTTCTATTTTAATATTTGCATATCGTCCTCTAGCTCTGGTGTCAACTTTAGTTGTACTAGATGTAATGGTAAAAGGACTTAATGTGGTTGCTGCACTTGGATCTGCAGGAAAATCTTTTACAGATATAGTAACTTGATTGTTACCAGTCAATACTTTAAAGTTTGGTAAAAATCTACGCATAGCTAAAAATATTTCACTTTGATCTTTTTGTAATGAAAAACTAAATGATTCTACAAAAGAAGTTAAAGCTGTTGTACTACCATCTGGATTTACTTGATCAGTTCCTATTTCGTGTTCAAACAATACTGTTTGACCTAAACCTGTCTCACCTTGAATAACAGGAAATGTTCCAGTGGCTGTACTATTATATGCAGTTGCATATGGTTTAGGATATACTAATGAATCAATCCAAGTGGTTCTGATAGAATTTGTATTTGTGCCTGTGTACCAATTACCCATAGGTAATCGTGCATTATCTTGACCATAATTATAAACTACATATCTATCATTAAAAGTGGCATTAGCTGTTGGGTACCACCAAATTACTTCTGTAAATAGATTATTTATACCTGCACAAATTTGTTGTCCTTTTGTAGTATCAATATCATCATAAATATAATCTTCAACACTACATGGTAATGTATTAACTGTACCATCAAAAGAGAAGAAACCATTGTTACCCATCCAATAGGCAACACCATCAATTTCAATAGCTGCGTTTTTACCAATCAATCCACAGTTTGTACCAACCTGTTCAAAGCCAAATGTAAATGGTGCACCTACAAATTTCATTGCATACAATGCATTATCAGTCCACACTAGAATATTTTCTTTTGCAACTAAGGCACCCATAATTTTTGTGCCATCTTGTAATCTTTGTGTACCTGCAGTGTTAGTTGCTTCAGGTGTATAATTATTTATATCTTCATCAACAGAGAATCTTATAAGCATGTCATCTTGTGTTGTTGGTGTGCCTATTGTTACTTCTGTTCCAAAATGAATTAAGTGACGTGTTGTTGGTGATATAAGTGTAACTCTAGTTGCAGTTGGATTATTAGTTGTTTCAAATCCTGATGTAGATGTTGATGCTCTATTACCTGTTGGGTTTGCAGCTCCTGCGTTCCAAGTAAATGTTTTACCATTAGCAATCGTTGCAACCAACACTTCACCAAAATTACTTAATGACCAAAGTCCTGGTTCAAGAGTTACAGTTGATGCCTGTACCGCACTACCAAAACCTGTAAAATTAGTTGCATTTTGAGTTACAGCACCATCACTATGTGCTTGTCCATTTGATGTACCAGCAGTTGCTGTTCCATTAGCACCTCTAGTTATACCTAAAAATTGTGTAGAACTTTTTGATGTGTATGTAATTAACTCACTATCAACTAAGATAGTGCCTGCAGCATCAAAACCAGTTGTAGAAACTACAGTAACCGCGGTCCCCGATCCACCTGTACCAGCAGTATCTGCAAGTAATGCTCCATTTAAAGTTGTTTGTGCAACACCAGTAATTGTTCCGCCGTAGTTTCCAATACCAAAACCATAACCATAAGATTGAGCAGCAGGACCTACTACTTCATATGGAGTAATAGTTACCGATCCACCACTAGATGCTGATCCAGCAGTTGCTGCTTGTATGGTTAAAGTTGTAGAAGTTGGAACTGATAAAACTTGAAAGTTTATATCATTAAAAGTTGCTGTTGTTACACCTGTAGTACCACCAGGTAAAGTTGTAGAACTTAATCTAATAATATCTCCTACAGCAATTCCGTGGTCCGCTGATGTTGTTAAGGTTACAGTTGTTGTTCCATTGAAAGTAAAAGTTGCACCTGTGATTGCAGTTGCAAGAGGAGTTATATCAAATAGTTGTCCCTCAAAATATAAAAGTAAAAATTTGTCTGTGCCTAAAGCTACATATCTATTACCATCAGTATCAACAAAAGCATGTTGTTTTCTAGCTACACCTACAATTGTATCTGTCAAAAGAGATTGCCAACCACCTACTTTTTCTGGTAGGCCGTATCTAAATCTTACGTTATCTGAATCTACCCAACGACCTTCTGCTCCGACTGATGTATCTTGTTTATCAATTCCAGGAGCAAACTTAATTTTCGTAAGCATTTGTTACTCCTATGATGTTACGTTGTATACGTATTGCCAACCTTTGGTTGCGTTAGTGTATCTTAATTTAATCGATTGATTATTAGCAACTAGTTCTAAATTAGATGCAGCGCCCCTTATTGGTTGACTGTTTCTATTTATAGTTACTTTGTTAGTACCAAAACCTCCACTTGGAGATACATCCATAAAACTAACTTCATCACCCATAGCCGGTGAGGCTGGTAGTGTAATTGTAACTTCAGCTGCTTGTGTATCTATTAATAAATTATCTCCGGCTACTGCTGTGTAAGCTGTAATAGAAGATGATGTAATTGCAAAATTACCTTTTTGTAAAATATCTAATCTTGCATCTGTTCCATCAGAGTGAATTAACATTGTTGCTCCAACAGGAACAGCAATTGGATTTGATGATCCAGCTGTTTTAATACCTAATGTGTATTTGTTTGTTGTAGTTCTGTCTGTTGCATCTTGCACTACATAAACTCTAGTAGCTGTACCACCAGTTGTTGATGCAGGTATAATAAGATTAACATTACCAGTCATAGTGCCAGTAAGTTTTAAATAAAGATTTTTACCATCAGATGTTGCACCATCTGATAAAAGTAAAGTTTTATCAGAGCTAGCTGTCATTGCTACATCTACTACACCTGTAGTTGATTGTTGTAATATTTGTAAGTTAGTATTAGTAATAGATCCCCAAAGACCAGCTTTTTCACCGGTTGCTACTAATTCTAATGCTAAATCTGTTGAAAATGTTGATGCCATATATTATCCGTACGGTTTAATTGGTGTCCAAACCATTGTTGCTCCTGGTACAATTTCATTCCACGTAATAACTCCTACTTCGCCTGTTCTTAAAGTCATAGCGTTAGCAGGTGCTTCTTGCACTACGTTTCCAACAATACTAACAGATCCACTACGTATAATCAAGTTGTTTCCAGATGCTTCAATATCTGCATTTGCAGTAACTGTAACAGTCCCCGTTCCAAGAGTAATTGGATTTTTAGGCGCTTCAAGATTTGCTGTACCTACAATTGTTACTGTTCCAATACCAAGTGTAAACGCATTTGGATCTATATTTTGTTGAACAGCGTCAGCTGCAATATCTGGGTTACCAATGTTAGCAACTAAATTATTACCTGTAACTGAAATAGTTACTACATTATCTGCTCCTACTTGAGATATAGGGAGTTGTGAAATTGCATCAAAACCTAAATTCATAAATGTCCTTAAAAGGAGACAGGGGGTATGTGGTGGTGCCCTGCCTCCATCTAAGAATTATATCATCGTTTAAACCAAGAAGGAAGACCTAAATGTGGACGCTTGTCGAACATATTATCTTTTGATCCTGGGGTTTTACGATTGTTATAATGCAGAAAAACTTGTACGCATTCTTTACCTTTGAATTTTTCTCTCCAATGTTCTAGCTCACAGCCAGAATACACTAGCATATCTCCTTGTTTTAAATCTACTTTAACACCTTTTTTACCTGTGGCTCCTGATGGCTCTAGATATATAGGCCAGTCATCACCAGCAAGATTCATCGTAGTTGATATTTCACAACTAAATCTATCTTTGTGTCTTTTAAGTTCATCACCTTTTTTATATATTCTTGCATAAGTATATGCAGGATATAATTTTAATCCTGTAGCTTTTTCCATACCTGGTTGACATTTAAGCAATAAAGTTTCCATAGCCATATTAGCATATTGAGAATAGGTGTTTGGTATCTGTTCATTCTCTCCTTCATAATATCCTATGATAGTTTCAAATGGAGAAAAGTATCTTGAAGCTTTACAAGTATCATAAACTTGTTTTTGCATTAAAAAATAGTTTGCA